TGTGTGATATGTGTATTGGTTGTGGGCTTTGTATATAGTCAAGACGTAACAGTTCTGCAAATAAATGCAGAATGGAATAAAAAGAATAATTACGATTTAAGTGATATTACAGGAGCTACTGTTAAGTTTAGTTACCTAAAAGACCAACCTAAAGATATTCAGAATAAAATTATGGCTGTGCCTGTAATTGTTATTATGGATAAATCAGGTAGGGTTAGAATGCAATATGTAGCAGATATATCTTTGCAGATTAAAGCTACTAGATTAGAAATACAGAATACTATAAATAGAATTAACAGACCTAGAAGGGCAAGTACTAACTAATGATTAAAATAAGTAAGAATATATCGTATAAAGAAGCTACAAGAAGTGCAACAGCTTTACGTTTAGGTATAGATAATATTCCTGGAGAGTATGAGCTTCAGAATATGGAGATGGTAGCTAAGAAAGTGTTTGAACCATTAAGAGAAGCTGTTGATGCTCCTATAAAAATAAACTCATTTTATAGATGTGAAGAACTTAATAAAGCTATTGGAGGCAGCAGTAAAAGCCAACATTGTCAAGGACGTGCTATTGATATTGACGATATTTATGGTTACGTTAGTAATGCTTATATGTATTATTACATTAAAGATAATCTTGACTTTGACCAACTTATTTGGGAGTTTGGCACAGATGATAGCCCTGACTGGGTTCACGTTAGTTATGTAGATGCTGACTCTAATAGAAAAAGATGTCTTAGAGCTATAAAAGAAAATGGTAAAACTAAATACATAGATATAACAAATGAGTAAAATATTAAGTAAATTATTTGGAGCTGCAGGTGGAAACATAGCAGAAAAGATTTCAGGCATAATAGACAAACATACTTTTAGTAAAGTAGAAAAAGCACAGTTTGAAAAAGAGATGGAACAAATTTGGATTGATGCAGAAGCTGACATACAAAAGAATGTTACTGAGAGATGGAAAGTAGATATGGCTTCTGATAGTTGGCTTAGTAAGAATGTTAGACCTTTAGTTCTTATCTTTTTAGTTGTATCTACAGTTCTTATGGTATTTATAGATGCAGGTGTTATATCGTTTGAGGTTAAAGCAAACTGGATAGATTTATTACAATTAGTACTTATAACGGTCATAGGAGCTTATTTTGGGGGTCGTAGTGTAGAGAAGTTTAAAAAGTAATGGCAAAGCTAACCACAAGTAATTATCGTGCTTCCAAACGCACAAAAAGACCTGGTGTTCATTCTAAGAATGCTAGTAAAGGTCAAGTAAAATTCAAAAAGAAATATAAAGGTCAAGGTAGATAAATATTTTTTTATATATTTGTTTTTGCTTATAGCTAAACTTGCACAACCTAATAAAGTTGGACGGTGCTTGGAACAGGTATTACTTTCTTTCTTTTTTACTAGGTTTTTTCTTTCTTTTTCTTTTTACTCTTTTTCTTTTTCTTTCTTTTAATTATAATTTATATCTTAGTGTGTATGAGAAAGGTATCACGCAAAAGTCTTGTAAAGAAATTAGATGCAATATTCTCTGAATATATAAGGCTTAGAAAAGCTAATAAAAGAGGCATAGTATCTTGTTACACTTGTGGTAAAAAAGCATATTGGAAAGGTGCAGGAATGCAGAATGGACATTTTATGTCTAGAAAATCATATTCTACAAGATGGGAGGAGCTTAACTGCCAAGTACAATGCTATTCCTGTAATGTGATGAGATATGGTGAACAATATAAGTATGGCTTAGAACTTCAAAAAGAATATGGTAAAGATTTACCAGAACAGCTCCTTATACAATCTAAACAGATAAAGAAGTTCTCTAATATAGACTTAGAGGATATGATAAATAAGTACAAAGAGTTAGTAGATAAAAGGAAAAAAGAATTATCTTTGTAAGCATAATCTGTTTCTCGCAGGTCTTATAGTTTTGTTTTAAGGGAGGGATTAATTTTCCTCCTTTTTTTTTATGCACTTGTTTTATTAACATTTTTTAATTAACTTGCTAAAGTATTGCAATGAAGCATTACATTAAAAACATTTATATATGACACACAGAGAAGACTTGCGAAGAATTAGAAATTCAGTAGATTGGATATTTACAGAAGCTGAAGATTTGCGAAAAAAATTAAATCAAGAAATTGATAAAAACACTAACTTAGAAAATATTATAAAATCCAAAAATAATATTATTAAAGAAAAAGACAATATCATAAATTCTTTAGAACTTCAAATTACACAACAAGAAGTAAGAATGTCTTATTTAGAAGTAGGTAATAACATAGTAGATGAATATATAAAATAATAAATATGAATTATACAGCACAAGTAAAAGAAATACACAAAACAGATAGAGAACCTTTTGGTGATGGTATGTTAACTTATAAAATGATAACTACTAAACACGAAGGACTTTTATATACTCCTAAATTAAATATACAAAAAGGAGATGAAATCAATTATGATTATTATAAACAGAAAGATCAATACTATAAGTTTGCTAAAGTTAAAAAAGTAGGTATGTACAATAATTATAAAAAAGATACTAATACACAGACTTATAATAAACCTCAAGATACTCATAGCTCTATATTAAGACAAGTAGCATTTAAAGGAGCTATAGAACTTGCTTCTTCTGGCAAGATAAACATACAAGAGATAGAAGAATTTACAAATACATTTAATCAAATATTAAAATAATAATTATGGAAATTACAGGTAAAATTAAAAAAATCAACAGTACACAAACTAGAGGTGCTAATAACTTTAGAACAAGAAGTATGTGGCTTGTAACTAGTGGAAAGTATCCTCAAACGTTACAGGTAGAGTTTACACAAGATAAAGTCAATCTATTAAACAACTTTACAGAAGGTTCTTTTGTTAGAACAGCTATAAACCTAAGAGGTAGAGAATGGCAGAATCCAAAGACAAATGAGGTGAAAGTATTTAATACTATTGAAGGATGGAAGTTAGAAGATGATGTAGAACAAGTAAGTGCTTCACAACAAAGTCCTGATAGAAATGAGAAAGTTTATGAGAATGGTAATCCTTTCTAAATGACTGCAGAAGAAAGAAAAAAGACCCCTGTTTATTCAGGGGTTTTAAATTATTTTCCTGATGCTATTTTAGAAGTTGCAAAAGTTAGATGCTCTTAGTAGACATCTTATTGAAGCAGGTAAGATTGATAGTGATGGTGTAAGACATTCAGCTAAGGTAGCTTGGAGAGCTTTAGCTAATTTGCAAAAAGAAATAGAAAACAATAATTAAGATGCTAATAAACTTTGACCAACAGATTGATAAACTACAACAAATCAGGTCAGGGAAGATAGTAGAAGGTTTAGCATTAGGATTTCCAGAAATAGACGAATACTTTAGATTTAAACAAGGTAACTTTTTAGTATGCTTAGGTCACGCTAATGTAGGTAAGACTACTGTGATCTTATATATTATGTTATTGTATTCATTAAAGCATAATATTAGATGGCTTATATTTTCAAGTGAGAATGAAGCACATAGTATTATTAGAAAACTTATAGAATTCCTAGCAGCAAAACCTATAAACAAAATATCTGAAGAAGAATTTGAAAAGCACAAGAGCTTTGTGTTTAATCAATTTAAAATAATAGATTCTAATGAGCTTCATACCTATAAGACTTTATTAGAACTAGCTACAAGTATTAAGAAGGCTTGGAACTATCACGGATTTCTTATAGACCCTTACAATTCATTAATGAAAGATAGAGAAATGTTGAAAGGTATTAACTCTCACGATTATGATTATGAAGCAACTTCTGAGATACGATTATTCTGTAAGACTCATAATGTATCAGTATGGTTAAATACTCACGCAGCTACAGAATCATTAAGAAAGAAACATTCTAATTCTGATGAATATGCAGGACATCCTATTCCTCCAATGGCAAGTGATGTAGAAGGTGGAGGTAAGTTTGTTAATAGAAGTGATGAGTTTCTAGTAATTCATAGATATACTCAACACCCTACAGATTGGATGTATAACCATATACACGTTAGAAAAGTAAAAGACATTGATACAGGAGGAAGACCTACTCCATTAACAGAACCTATTAAACTTAAATCAATACTTAACAATGTAGGTTTCCAAATAAATGGTAATAATATTATAACACCAACTCTTACAGAACAAATAAACTTGCCATTTTGAAAACACCAGTAGAATTAGCATATGAGAAACATAACCAATGGGTAGAGATAGTACAAACCTTTGGAGGATTGAATAATGAGGAGTGTGAAGATTTGGTACAAACTATGTATATTCTGCTAATAAAGAATACTCAAAAAGGTATTGACTATATGTATAATGATGAGATAAACTATTATTATGTTTTTAAAATTCTTAGAGGATTGTATGTAGATTTGATTAGAAAGAAAAGTAAAGTTAAATTAGTCAGCTTAGAAAACATAGAACCTGTTACAGAAATAGATCACAACAATTATGATGAGGTTTATAATAAGCTCCAGGATATTTTAAAAGATATGTACTGGTACGATAAAAAAGTATTTGAAATAATAGAAGATGGTACTAATATAAGTGAGCTATCTAGAAAAAGCAAGATAAGTTATTACAGCCTATACAATACATATAAGAAAGTAAAACAGAAATTAAAAGATAATTTATGATTGAATATATAATTAAAGATTTTATTATTGATTATGCTTATAGAAAATTAGATAAAATAAAGACTATACAAAGTTCAAATCTAAGTAAATTTGGTTCAGAAAAAAAAAGAATATTAGAAGGATATATAGGTGAGAGAATTATTATGGATTATTTAAATATAAAAAATAATATTGATGAATATGATTATGACCTACTTTCTAACAAAGGAAAAAGATTAGAAATAAAAACAGTTAGTTGTAAATTTAAACCTAAGAAAGATTATTTATGTACAGTAAATTCACATAAAGCCAATGGTGTTCATAAACAAAATGCTGATTACTATATCTTTTTAAGAATATTAAATGATTATAGTTTAGCTTGGATTCTTGGATATTATTCTTGTGAAGATTTTTTTAAAGATGGATTGTTTATAGAAAAGGGTAAAGATTTTGGTAAATTTAAATTTATAAAAGCAAATGCAACTGTTTTAGAAATTAATAAATTAAATAAATTTTAATATGAAACTAGGAAACTTAATAGAACTTATAACAACATACACAGGAATAAAATAAAAGATGCTTTAAATAAATTTAAAATAGATAGAAATGGGATTACAAAAGTTTAGTCAGGAGGATTACGATAAATGGACAGAGTTTAAATCTGCTAATGGTAAAAGCATTGATAGAAAAGAGCAGGAGTTAATTGCTAAACTACATTCCATCTACTTTAAGCACAGTTACTATTTACCTTGCTCCTGTACTCCGAAAACATATATAGCGTGGATAAAACAACTTAATGACATTTACGCTAATGGGACTCAGTAAGATACATCTATATGAACAAGCAGTAGTTAAGATTCTTAATATGGATACTTGGGATTTAGAATGGGCAGGTAATGGCTTTGAGCATTATGATGCTATAGGAAAAACTCCTAAAGGTCACGATTGTGTAATAGAAATGAAGTTCAGGAATAAATACTATAAAGAAAAGATGTTAGAGGTTTATAAGTATGAGCAACT